ATCTATAAGAAGATAAACCTACGCGGCAACAATCGTTATCACTGTTGTTGCTGTTGCCGTACCCGTAAATGTCGCCGCTAACACTAAAGTCAACGCATCAGTACCATTACTGGTATAAAATTGTGGCGGCAACACAAAAGTGGCTGTTAAATCCGCCGCTCCTCCATACGTTTGACTAAACTGGGTTCCAAAAGCCGTTGCATTCTTAGCAAAGCCATACGTAGTATCCTGGGACAAATCCCCACCTGATACTTGGAACAAGGTTGATGCGGAAACTAAATAGTTTCCAGCTGGCAACACTATACTACCAGCTGTATTAACAGCCGTCAAACCATTGGTGTTAACAGTCGCTACCACCTGAACGGCTGGCACAGCACTCGTTATTGTTTGTGGGGCTGTTGAGGCAAACTGAGACACCTGGTTATTAACTGGTGCACTATTAGTCGATTCAAGTATAGGAACCTCGAAACGACAACGATACCTCACATGCAACTCTCCAATCTCAGATGTATTCTGATTTCCCTGGGTTGCTACGTTCAAGATGCCAACATCGTAAAGACGTATGTCAGCTCCTCCTGGAACGTTCCCTTTACGCACATAATGCAAGTCGGTATTACCCGACAAATCCCGAGGATTACACTTAAGTAATATGTCCTCACAGGGCATTGCATCAATATGCGGCTCAGTGTTCTCCACTTGAGACTTTGTAGTGGGTGGCGGATCAGCTGCGTCATAATCAAACGCAAGTATAATCTTTCCAGTTGTACCATTTGTGGCAAACTCACTGACCTCATGCTCATAATAAAACTCGAGCATCTCAAACACATACTTTTCCCATTGTGTTGATTCCACCGACAACCACGGAAACAATATTGCTTGTCCCGGATTGCACGCGAATGCTATATTAGCAAATGCGACTGATCCCACAATCGCACCAACAAACTCGTCATTGCTAACAACCTTAGATCGCATCCTACCTGACTTATTGTAGGAGTTCCCAAAAACTCTCTTACTAGACATAAGTTGGCCCGAGTCTCCTGATCCTTGATAAGATCCTCGGCCGGCGCGCTTTCGCCGTGGGCCCTGACGTTTCCGTCGTGGCCTATTTCCCGCAGGTCTCTGTTTCCTGCGCGGGGCACCACCTCTCCTTCTTAAGCGTTGTGGTCCTCCTACGTTAGCAAGTCCTTTCTGACCAGGCCTAACGTATACTCTCCTTCTTTGTTTCCTCTGTGGTAATGCTATTACCTCCATCCTGAAATCGTCTTTTATACAGCTTTTGCAACTTTCTCTAGTTCTGTATGACTGATTTTCAAGTGGCATTCCCTCTGGCTTGCCAAGTAACAATATCCTACACTCGTCTTCTGTTGGTATCTGGGTCAATGCGCGTTGCCATTCCGGCTCATCCGCTAAAACACTTCCATATTCAGTAACGATGTAATTTATGAGTTCGGTAAGGTAATCCCGCATTTGCTCATCAGCCCATCCAACTCTTAGAATGGCTGATGCTCGACAAAGCGTCATTGCTGGGTCACCAGGAGATCGTGAATATAACAAACTTGTAAGCAACTTATTTCGATCATAAATTGGAACTGCTTGCCCATTTATATAAACTGTATGGGCTGAAAGAAAATCAAGTTCGTCTAGGGGTCGTGGATCCAGACTATCGGTCGTTGTGGTAACACCAATAGCCTTCCATACTTCAATGACAGATCGTGCATTGAAGAATTCCACAGCTTCATCAGACACCGTCCAGGTGTTGTCATCACCGCACAAGGCTAGGGCTAGATGTTCATCAAAGTCCGCATAGCATCTTACATGTGCTGGGGCAATCATTATCCATGCATATGCTAATAGCATGTATAAGATTAACGTATTGTCTGAGATAGTGTTCACTGATCCTGAGGGATTTCCTCCCTGTTTTAGAATCAAGACACCATCTGATGTGAGGATCATCGTATTAATTAAATTACGATAATAAACCTTGAGCCTCTGCTCATTTTCAGGCGTTCTATCCTCAGATCGAAGCATTTGCCAGCGAAACCGCGCTATTGACCACATTAAGTGAGCACGCAATGATGAATCATATTGGGATTCATCAAGGGCAAATCCATTCTTGAATTTACGTAATTTTCGCATTAATTGTTCCCAACCTCCCTTCAATGGGGTGGAACCGACTACGCTAGCAGTTTTTAAATGAGAATCATAAAACTTTCTGTTCATGTCCTCAAAGAGACGATTTCCATGTATGGTCATCTCTATGGGTCCTGCCGTAAATGTACGGATGGAGTTAGTGGCTATCTTTTCAGCCGGCCTAATCTCCTCCTTTAAACTATTACCAAAAATAGCAGTATAACCGTCTTCTTTCAAACGATCCCAATCCTCCTCCATGTATCTTGAAAAATCTTTCCAATCATCCACCATGGCACGTTTTGTAGCATATTCGCGCGTCCAGGGGAAGCCCGGTGAGGTACTCATGTCTAATCCAGACACGACTTCCTCCAACGACTTCACCCTCGCGCCTTGCATGTGCGGGCCAAAATGCCTCGACATAAACTCCGCCGCTTCATTCCAAGCAACTATTTGCTTGGGAGTCATGGCTGGAGTGGCCTTTGCATACTTTGCAAGTGAACTGTACGCCGCCTCTATATTTGGGTGAGGCAACCCCCATCCAACACGATCAACCTCTTTCCTTCGGTCATCCTCGTATTGGGCGATGATCATATCCACCTTCCGTCGGTTCTTGCCAGAAAACTTCTTTGGCACCGAACCCACCACCGGAAAGTACTCCTGAGGTAACATCCTCTGATGCAACTCCGAGAGGTTCGCCGTATCCCTAAAGCTAGCTTTCTGCTGAAAGCGCTCTGGGTATCGCCCCCAAAATTCCTCCCCATCTTCTACAAAATGAGAAGGAAGTGGGGGCTCTATTGAAAAAGCGAACTATTCAATATGGGATCATTGGCTGAAGCCTTAAGCTTCTGCGCCAACAACTCGGTCATCGGAATAAAACGATTAACCAATTCCCCCCCCGCGATATGAAAACCTACCAGCGCACCGTCTGATACTGCAATCACTGGTCCGGCACAATCACCGAA